AGAGTATCGCACAGCTATCCGATATAGTCATAGGTATGGAGCGTGACCAGCAGAACCCAGACGAGGACACTAGGAACACAACGACAGTGAGGATACTCAAGAATCGTTATTCAGGTGAAACTGGCCCCGCCTGTTGGCTACGGTACGACAAGTTTACAGGACGCATCCACGAGTGTGCTAACCCTAATCCACCGGAGACTGAGTTTTGAGTAACCTAGTCTTTTGTGACATAGAAACCGACGGGCTAAACCCCAGTGTAATCTGGTGTGCAGTCTGCCGACACAACGGAGAAAGTGAGGTAATATGCAATGAAAAAGATTTCAAGGATTACGTGGCTCGCAAAGCGCCGATTAGCTTTATATTCCACAACGGAATTGGCTTCGACGTTCCTGTTATTGAGCGTATCTGGAACTTTACTTTTGATAGGAGCAGTGTCGTTGATACACTTGTCCTCTCTAGGTTAGCTGATCCAAGCAGGTCTGGTGGTCACTCTCTGCGTAACTGGGGAAACATACTAGGTTTTTCAAAGGGCGACCACGAGGACTGGACTAGGTTATCCCCAGCCATGATCGACTACTGCATACGTGACGTAGAGTTGACTGAGGCGGTGTACAAGAGGCTGCGTGTTGAGCTAGACGGTTTCTCAAAGGAGTCCATCGACCTAGAGCATCAGGTGCAGTGGATCATACAGGAACAGGAGCGCAACGGGTGGCTGTTGGATCAGCGTTTGTGTCACACACTGTGCGCTAGATTCAAGGAGCGTATGTATGAGATTGAGGAAGAACTCCAGAGGGTGTTCCCGCCTATTGTTGAAGAGAGGTGGTCTGAGAAGACAGGCAAGCGCCTTAAGGATAAGGTTACGGTATTTAACCCCGGTAGCCGTCAACAGGTGGCGGAACGACTTGAAGCTAAGGGTGCGGTATGGTCGGAACTCACGCCGTCCGGTAGACCGCAGGTGGACGAGAGGACGCTGGAAGAGAACAAACACGTACCGGAGGCTGTTTGTGTACTGGAGTACTTACTCTTGCAAAAGCGGTACGCACAAGTCTCCTCTTGGATAGAACACGTACAGGATGACGGACGGGTACACGGAAGGGTTACAACAAACGGTGCTGTCACCGGACGCATGACGCACCAGAACCCAAACATGGCACAGGTTCCTTCGGTTAACTCACAGTTTGGCAAGGAGTGCCGTGACTGCTGGATTGTACCAGAGGGACGTAAGCTAGTGGGTGTTGACGCTAGTGGACTAGAGCTACGTATGCTGGCTCACTACATGGGAGACGAGGAGTTTACTAATGTCCTACTTAGAGAAGACATTCACACCAGAAATCAAGTTGCTGCGGGACTTGCAACTAGGCCTCAGGCAAAGACTTTCATCTATGCTTTCCTCTATGGAGCAGGAGACGCAAAGATTGGAAGCATCGTCGGAGGAACTGCAGGTGACGGCAGCAAACTTAAGCGGCGCTTTTTACGAAACACACCTGCTCTTGAAACTCTACGAGAACGAGTTGGAGAAGCGTCTAGGAAGGGTCACCTTATCGGACTCGACGGAAGGAAACTCTGGGTCAGATCAGAACATAGTGCACTGAACACGTTACTACAGGCGGCAGGTGCTATCATTATGAAGAAGGCTCTGGTGTTACTGGACGATTACGCAACGCAACACAAGATAGACTACAAGTTTATAGGGAACGTACATGACGAGATACAATCGGAGGTGGCTACAGAACAAGCAGAGAAGTTCGGGTGGCTCGCAGTTGAGTGCATCAAGGCGGCTGGTATTTCATTTCAACTCAGATGCCCACTCGACGGAGAGTACAAAGTTGGATCAACGTGGGCAGAGACACACTAAGGAGACAGTAATGGAACAAACACCCGAAAACCCAATGGCTAAATACGCAAAAAACTTAGATAGATATAAGTTTATTGATGGAGAGTGGTGGTACTATTATCCAGAGACAGGAACTAGCGTTTCCAGCGGGAATCATACTAGAGAAAGAGCGTCCACGTTAAGAAAAAGATTTGACGAAGTTATGTACGTCAACGGGAAATACGTTTCAAAGTCTCACCCACTTCACAAACCCGGACGCTACAAGACGTTTGAAGATGCAGCCTTTAGCAGTCTAGCGAAGTACGAACTTAGTCGTGAGGGTCAGGTGTACATCATCACTAATCCTAACTTCCCTGAGTGGGTCAAGGTGGGTATGGCTATAGATTCAGAGGACAGGCTCAACGGTTACCAAACATCGTCACCCTTCAGAGACTACGCACTGTTCACTTGCTGGTCTGTGACTGACAGACGGTCTGCTGAGTCAGAGGCACACAGCTTACTAGAGAAAACGTATGACCGCAAGGGTGAGTGGTTCAACTGCACACCAGAGCAAGCCAGAGACTCTATCTCTGAACTAATGGAGCAACACCAATGAACAAACTTTACTCACTGGTAGATGACATCTACAAGGTAGTCTCTGAGAAAACTCCTGCTGACGGTGTTGATCTCTACGATGAGATAGACCGCTTTGGTGAGAACTGCAAGCGGCTCATGTCAAACCTGTTCACAGAGAAACGTGACGGACGTAAGCTGCGTATGTCCAACATCGGGCGCGACGACAGGTATCTCTGGAACGTAGTGAACAACCCTGACGTACAGGAGGAGATGACTCCTAACACTTACGTCAAGTTTATGTACGGGCATCTGATCGAAGAGATGCTGTTGTTTCTCACTAGACTCTCAGGACACGAGGTGACTGATGAACAAAAACAATGTGAGGTTGCGGGTATTACGGGGTCTATGGACTGCAAAATTGATGGTGTTGTCACTGATATTAAGAGCGTGTCCTCTTTTGGGTTTAAGAAATTCAAGGACGGAAGTTTGGCTTATGATGATCCGTTTGGATACGTTGCTCAGATTAAAGGCTATGCACATTCCGAAGGTGAAACATCGTTTGGTTGGTTAGCTATGGACAAACAGAACGGACACCTGACGTACCTCTTGTACGACTCTGAGGACACACAAGCTCCCGTTCACGACAAGATTTCTTACGACATAGAGGAGCACATTGAACGCGTAAAAAAGCTAGTGGAGCAACCAGACGCACCAGAGCATTGCCACGAGGCAGTACCAGATGGCAAAAGTGGAAACATGAAGCTCGCCGTCGGTTGTTCCTACTGTCCCTACAAGCATACCTGCTGGCCCGGAGTAAGAACGTTCCTGTACTCAAGTGGGCCAAGATATTTAACAGAGGTAGTCAATGAGCCGAAGGTCACGGAAATCTAAACTAGGCAACTTCAGGTCGGAGTTTGAGAGAGATGTCGCAACGCAGTTACAACCATTTGGCTTTAGCTACGAGCCGTTCCAAGTGGACTACATCATCGAACGGAAGTACACACCAGACTTCGTGTACGAGAAAAACGGACGGACGTACCTCATTGAGTGCAAAGGATACTTTCGTGCAGGAGACACGCAGAAGTATAGAGCGGTCGCTAGGTCAATACCGTGGACGTACGAACTCATATTTGTCCTGATGAAGCCTAATCAGAAAGTGAGTAAAAGTACCAAACTTACTATGGCAGAGTGGTGTGACAAACACAATATTTTATGGTACAATATAGATACACTTAAGGAGTTAGTCGATTATGTCTCTGACACTAGAAGAAATTAAGGATCGTTTGTTGCGGTTGTACGACCCTGACGATCTTCTGGAAGCCCTGCAGATTTCCTCTGAAGAATTACTAGACAGATTTGAAGACAAACTTCTGAAAAGGTTAGACGAGTTTCAAGAAGAGCTAGAGGAGGAAGAGTACTATGAAGAGCAGTGGTGAGAACGAGTGGACAGACTATAAATCCATAGACGATGTACCGCCACAGGAGTGGGATAAGGTGAACAAGAGTAAGACTTTTACAGGGAAACTGTTTCACCCCAGTGACAAACACAATCCTGTGACCCAGCCTGACCACTACAACAAGGGCGCTATCGAAGCCATCGAAGCAATCAAGGCGTCCATGCACCCTCAAGAGTACAAGGGATACCTCAAGGGTAACTGCCTGAAGTACCTCTGGAGATACGAGTACAAGAACGGTGTCGAGGATCTCAGGAAGGCTAGGGTGTACCTAGACTGGCTCATCAAGGAGGTTGCCGCATGAAGGTCATCGACGGCAAGTTTGGAACAAAGACAGAAGAAAAGGAGATAACCACGGCGGAGTTTCTGGCTGCGTTTGCTGCAAAGGCCACGCTACAGGAGAACGAGGGCAGGAAACCAAAGGTAGTCGTGGTCATGTACGAGGACGGTGAGATGTTTGAAGTAGCGTCCAACGAGCAGTACCCTGACGGAGTGTACATGCTCCTACAGTTAGCGG